ACGATGCCCCACACGTACCGGAACGCGGCTTGGGCCAGGACCATCTGGATGTCGATGATCGCCGCCATGGCAACAGCCGCCACAACGGTAGTGCCCATCCCGATCACATGCACGAAACCCCACTCGGTCGGATCCGCCAGCAGCACGGTGAAAGCCGCCGTCACCTCGGTGGCCGTGAAGGCCGCCGGCACGGTGGTGATGTTGTAGTAGTCCCCGACCCCGAAGGTCGAGGCGAAGGTCAGGGTGACGTTGGTTCCGGGGATGGCGTAGACGCCGCCCGCCGGGACCAAGATCTGACCCGAGACGTTGTTGCCGCCGTCCATCGAGTACGTGAAGACCGCGACGCCGAGCGCGCCCGCCGTCGTGATGGTCACGATGATATTGTAGGTGTCGTAGGGGCTGCCGGAGGTCGCGCTGCCGGTGACCGTCCCCACGCCGGCCACGCCGGTCTTGGCGGTGGCGCTCACAGAGCCCGCCGTGGGAGAGGCAAGCGGGATAGCGAGCACGGTGCCGCCGGCGACCGCCAGGGTGTCCACCACGGCCTCGACGAGCGGCCCGACGCCGAGCGTGTTCTGGGCGGTGGTGGGATCGGCGAACGCGTAAAGGGTGTTCACCGTGCCGAGCGACGAGACGCCCAGCTTGACGCTGACGTTGGCGCCCGAGGCCTGGAGCTGGCGCAGACCGTTGGGGTTGATGGTGATCGTGATGCCGGGTAGTGCCATTTGCGCCCCTTAACGAAACTCGTGGGTCTTGACCGCGGCCACCGCCGCGTCGAACTCCGCCTCGGTTACCTTGGTGTCGTCGGCCCAGCCCGCGCCCGCGCGCGCCATCGCGTAGTCCTGGTAAAGCGGGTTGGCCACCGTGAACTCGCCGGAGGCCGGCCCGAAGCGGTTGGCCATGCCCTTCTTCTCGGCCCACGTCAGGGCCAGCTCGCTAGGCCCCGTGGGCGCTGGCTTGACCTCGGTCACCGGCTCCTCGGGCTCCATCATGGGCTCCGGCGAGGTCTTCTCTTGGTCCCATCTCGACATTTTATTGCGCCTCGATGTGGGTGGTGAGCGGAGGGATCAGGTTCGGGCGCACGGAGCCGATGCTCTCGCGCGTGAACGGCATTCGCAGCTGGATCTCGAGGACCAAGAGCACGCCCTCGTCGGTCGTCCCCTTGGTGTCCCAGGTCTCGGAGGTCACGGCGTACGAGCCGACGGCCACCCAGTGCAGGGCGGCAACCAGGTGGTTGGCCAGCACCTCGGCCTCGGTGACATCGTCGGCCCAGATGTGGGCGTTGACCTGGACGGTCCGGTGCCACAGCGCGCCCGGGTTGCGCATTCCATCCCCGCCGTTCTTGTTGGCGACCGAGATGGGACCGCCCATCGGGACCCAGATCACCCGCGGCGTGGTGTCCATGTTCGCCACCTCGCCTTGGCCGAGCCCAAACGACGGGACGCGGCCACTGCCCACGTCCGCCAGGGTCAGGAGCAGGCGATCCTGGACGGGATCGAGTACCTCCTTGATCACGCGGCACCTCTTGCGAGGTACTTGTCGATCAGGCCCTGCGACGTCTCGCGGAAGGCCGCGGACCAGATCGGCCCGAGCCCGCCCGTGGACTCCATCGGGATCATCTGCCGCTGCGGCAGACGCCCGCGCCCGCGCCGGCCCTTCTTCTTGCGGGACCCGTACTGGTGAGGGGCGGCGTACACCACGGGCATGTCGATCCGAAAGCCGGCCGCGGTCGCCTGGGTGGCGACGGATGCCCGCAGCCGCCCCGTGTCCTGCAGGATCATGCCTTGCCTGGTCTTGAGCGGCGCCCAGCCGATCCCGTAGGGGTTGCGCTCGCCGCGAAATCCGTTGGCCACCTGGGTGCGGGCCTCCTCGGCCAGGTTGCGGGCCATGGTGACTCGGAAGGCGGGCGAGGCGAGGCCGCCGAGTTGCTTACGCAGCTCAGGCAGACCCATCCGGCTCGTCTTGGTCACGCCCATTTTGGTCAACCGGTCTGAAACGGCCCTCGATAAAACTCGAAGTTGGTCCCGCGCACGGAGTAGCCGCGAGACTCGGCGCTGATCACCCGCGCGCCACCGAATGTCGACGGCAGGATCCCCGGCGTGCTGTCCTCGATCCCGTAGGGCACCACCGTCCCTGCCGCCACGAGCTTGAGCCACGCCAAGATGTCCTCGAAGCGTTTGCGGACGTTCTCGTCGCCCGAGCCCTGCTCGGGGTTGAAGCCCTTGGCGGACAGCAGATCGTAGGCCGCGATGATCGCGCAGGCCCGGGTGAGATCCGCCCCCCACGCGATGAGCGGCAGCGTGAAGGCCCCGCGGAGGTAGCCGTTGATCATGGTTGAGGCCGTCAGAAGCGCGGCGTTCTTGGCGGGCGCCTGGATCTTCGAGATCGCGGCAGCAGAGATCCCGATGGCCTCCAGTTGCAGGATCGATGCGTATTGCGTGTCGGCCACGGGATTTTACTTTGCGTGTCTCGCGCTCTTGTGGGGGGCCGCGCTCTCTTCGGCCGCCTGGGATTCCAGCTCCGCGACGCGCGCGCTCAGACCGTCGTTGATTTCCTTGAGCCGGGCGTTCTCGGCCTCGAGCGCGGCGACCTTGGACGAGTCGTCGGTCTCCTTGCCGTCCTCGAAGATGCTGACCCGGCCGTCCTCTTTGAGGCCCTTCAGGGTGGCCTCCGAGATCTTGGTCGGGTCCACGATCTTGCGCGTGCCGACCTTGCGCCCCTCGTGGAACACGTCCTCGTCGATCATCTCGGGCTCGTCCTTGGTCACCTCGACCCGGACGGCCTCGGACGAGGGCCAGAAGCGCCCGGGCGTCCAGACGCCGGGGTGGTTCTCGCGGCGAACCGCTTTGACGTTCACGAACATTCGAACCTCCGGCGAAAAGGTGGGAGACGAGGGCAGACGAGGGAGAAGACTCAGACCGTCGAGACGCGCATCGACAGGAACGGCAGCGTGCCAGCCGCGACACCCTTGGCGTCGGTGCCGTAGATGAAGCGCTTGTTGTGGAAGATCTCCGGGTTCTGGGGATCGGTGATCTGCAGGAGCGGCGAGGGATCCTGCGCGACCTGTATGATGAACGGCTTGAGCAGGTTGGTGCTGTGGACGTACCAGACCGTCGGCGCCGCCGAGAGGCGCGGATTGATGATCAGCTTCAGAGCCCCGCCGATGGCTGCCAGCGCCGTCGGAACCCGGTTCTCCACGCCCGCCGCGGCGACGTTGACGTTGCCACCGGCCTGAGCGTTGACCGTGAGGGCCTGGACAGTGGCCAGGTTGATGCCCGACGCCAACGCCGTGGCGCCGTCGATGCCGAGTTGAGGCGGCACCTCCAGCAGCGTCGGCATCACCTCCATGGGCAAGCCGTTCTCGTTCTTGAACGACATCATGGTCGCGATCAGGGTCCACAGATTCGCCGAGGTGAGCGGCATCGCCGTGAACGAATTGGCGTAGGTGCCCGCGCCCGAGTCGTCGTAGTTGACGGGGTGGGCGGCGTTGTAGAACGTCTGGCCGTCCCAGGCCAACGAGACGTTGGCCGCGATCATGGCGTCCGTGACGACCTTCTCGTACCAGCGGGACGCGGTGTCACCCGCGACCCGGGCCCTGTCCTCGTAGGCCCCGAGGTTGTCGTAAAAGATGTCGTTGGTGTCGACCGAGAACGTGTACTCCCAGTCCTCGTTCTTCAGCTCGAAGCTGCGCGAGACGAGGTTGTTGATGATCCGCGCGCCGACCCACTTGCGCATCTCGGGCTGGGCCGCGAGCCAGTGGTGGACCGTCCGGTAGGCGGTGGAGTTGGAGCGGTAGGCCTTCTCCTTCCACCGGTCGACGTCGCCAGCCTTGAAGCCCAGCTGGAAGTCCATCTGGAACTGGGCCTGGAGATCCTGAACTGACTGGGGAGAAATTATCATTGCCGTGGCTCCTAAAAAAACGGGAAATTGGTGATCGAATGCAGCTCGCGATCAGACCTTGGGGTGCAGGACCCAGACGCCGCCGGCGTCGACTTCGATGATCTTGCCGACGATGCTCCTGGTGCCGGTGCCGGAGGTCTTGCCGACGGTGTTGTCGTCGATGCAGTAACAGTCGTTGCCGACGTCAGCCTGCGTGATGAGATCGCCGGCGGTCCCGTTGGCCCAGCAGAACTCGCCGAACTCGACCTTGACCTTCTTGGCGCCGCTCGCCAGCGCCGTCGTGTCGACCTTGCGCTCGGGCGATAGGTTCACGCGGACGAAGCGCTTGAGCGTCGTCGAGGTGATCGCAGGCACGAGGTAGCCGGAGGCGTCCACGGCCCCCATCTGGCCGTGATAGAAAATCACGCCGGTCTTCGCGAACTGCTCCTCCGACTGATAGAAGTTGCCCCGCTCTCGGGTGTTTCGCGGTGCGGTGAGTGCGGACATTGTTCAAATCCTCGTTGGTTGTTGCGCGATGAAATGCTTCGAAAAGGTCCCGCCTGTTTTCAGGTCTGCTGGCCGAGGCGCTTGGCCTCGAAGGCCTCGATCTCCGCGACGTTGCGGCCCATCTGCCGCGCGATCTCGATCCGCTCGGGGCTCAAGACCCCGGCGCCGGTCGGCTTCTGCTTGGTGGGCTCCATCTTCACCTTGGCCGTCAGCTTGGCGACGTAGGTCTTGGCCGCCGAGACGACCTTCGCCGTCACCTTGCCGTCGGTGAAGTCGAGCAGTGAGCGCTCGACCTCCGCCTTGTCGGCCGGCGGGAGCTTGCCGGTGGAGATGGCCCCCTCCCAGATCCCGTCGAGCTCCGCCCGCAGCGCCGCCACGGTGTCGGCCTCGATCTTGGCCTCGAGGGTCAGCGTCTTGTCTGCCTGGACCTTCATCGCCGACAGCGCCGCGATGGCCTCCTCGGGCGAGCCCTGGCCGGTGATCTTGAGCACCGATGCCCGCAGCGTGGCCAACCCCTGCAAGGCGGTGATCGCCTGCTCGGAGGTCTCCTGCCCCGCGATCTTGAGGACACTGCTTCGCAGGGTCACGAGGCTCTGGATGGCCGACAGCCGCTCCGTGGATGCCACGTCCGATCGCAGTCCGACCGCGGCCGAGAGCGCCACCACCTCGCCGGATGCCGGCTCCAAGATCTTCAACCGGGCGTTCGCCGCGTCGAGCTGGGGCTTGATCTCGTTGTACAGCTTCTCGAAGTCCATTTGGTTCTCCTTCTCTTCCTCGGCCTTGGCCATCGCAGCGATGAGCGGTGCTATCCCGTTGAGCCCGGCCATGTTGACCAGGGCGAAGTTGATCAGCTTTCGCGGCCGGCACACGCCGGCTTCGTCGAAGTCGTAGGCGAAGGCCGGGGAGAACAGGTTGTATTCCCCGCTCTCGACGTCAGCCCGGCCGGACTCCGACCACTGGATGTCCGTCGCCTTCAGATCGCCGTTCCGAACCTCGGGCACGAACGAGCACGAGGCCTTGCCCTGCTCGCGCGTGATGCGCTCGCCCGGGTACTTGGGCACCATCTCGTGGTTCCAGTCGGCGTACAGCCGCGGGATCCCCTTGCTCCCGAAGGACGCCATCACGAGCGCAGCCGCCAGCTCGTCGAACATGAACGGCCCGTAGTCCGAGTCGTTCTGGCCGTACTTCAGAAGCGTGATCTCGGTCGGCGCCTTGCCCTCTTTGGACAGCGTGATGCCGGCCGACAGGAAGGCCGTGCCATGCTTTTTGCGCTCGATCACGCCTCAAGCGTCGGGCCGCTTTTTCAGCCCCTCAAATTCCCGAGGCGTTTATTTTCGGGCTAGCCGGTTGATTTTGTTGGGCTAGCCGGCGATCGATTGGCTCAGACTGGCAGCACCCGCACGGTGGTTCCGCAAGCAACGATCAGGCGCGCGATGTCGTCCACGTCCGAGGTCACGACAGCGTCTCCCCGCCGAGCTGCTCCCTCCACCACGGCGCCGTCGACGACGTCAGACGTGCCGGCCTTCGCCAGCAGGATCCCGATCGCCCTGGCGGTGGGCTCGTCGAGGGGCTCCACGATGCAGGCCTGCATCAGGCGCGCGACCATCGGGCTGTTGCCCCGCCAGACCTGGGCCAGGA